TTGCGAGCATGCATCCAAGTAGCATCGAGTTGTTAAATTTGTTTGGTGAATATACACAGCGATTTAGTGAGATTAAACAAGCCCGTATATTTATCAAACATAAAGATTATGAATCGGCTAAGAAAATATTGGACGGTAAGCTTGCTCCATATTTGACGGATGAAAAAGAAGCTAAAGAATTAAGTCAAGCTTTAAAAATAGTCATAAATAGCGTTTATGGCTATACCGCAGCCAGTTTTGATAATCCATTTAGAGACCCTAGAAATGTAGATAATATTGTTGCAAAAAGAGGGGCTTTATTTATGATTAATCTTAAACATGAAGTTCAGAATAGAGGATATACGGTGGCGCATATTAAAACTGATTCTATTAAAATTCCAAATGCAGATAAAGACATAATTGACTTTGTCATGGAATATGGTAAAAAGTATGGTTATATATTTGAACACGAGGATACCTATGAACGAATGTGTTTAGTAAATAATGCCGTTTATGTTGCTAAAGGGGACGACGGGGCATGGCACGCTGTTGGGAAGCAGTTTCAAGTTCCTTATGTATTTAAAACTTTATTTTCTGGAGAACAAATAGAGTTTGCAGACTTATGCGAGTCGAAATCGTCCAAAGATGCTTTATATTTGGATTATAATGAAAATTTACCTGATGGTGAGCATGACTATGTATTTGTCGGAAAAGTTGGTTTATTCACTCCAGTTAAATCTGGTTATGGTGGGGGAGAATTATATCGTTATGCCGATAATAAATATTCTTACGCTACAGGCTGTAAAGGATATAGATTTAAAGAGTCTGGAAATATTTCAGACATGACTATGGTGGATATGACATATTATGATAAATTCGTTGAGGATGCAGTCGACGTAATTGACAAGTATGCCAAAGAAATAAATATTACTGCAAATGATTTTATTAAAGGAGAAAAAAACAATGAGTAAAGTATGGTTTGACGAGAGAGGAAATCTTGTAATTGAAGGTGCCAAAACATTTTGGCGTAACTTTAGCGGCCGTGAACGCAAGTATAATCCAGCAGGCGTTCGTAATTTCTGTGTGCGAATCGACGATGAGGCTATTGTTAAAAAACTGGTAAATGATAAATGGAATGTTAAGTATATTCCAGCGAAGTCAGAGGATGATGATGAGGTTGCTTATATTCAGGTGGCTGTTAGGTATGGCACGGTTTCCCCGAGCGTATATTTGATCGCAGGCAGGCAAAAGACGTATATAAATGAAAGTCTTATTGGTGACCTCGACTCGGCAGAAATAGAAAATGCGGACCTTATAATTCGTGGCCGTAAATGGGGCGATGAAAACAGAGTCAAAGCATATCTTAAAACTGGATACTTCGAAATAATGAAGGACGTGTTTGCTGATAAGTATATGTTTGATGAAGACGAAGATGACCTGCCCTTTGATGTATAAATATTACAAGGAGTTGTTATTATGTTATTCGAACATCAAATAGCAGCTCTTGAAAAACTCCGGAATGGCTCCGTCCTAGTTGGCGGAGTCGGAACCGGGAAGTCAAGGACTGCATTAGCATATTATTATACAAAAGTAATGGACGGAGTAATTGATAATAATGGCGAAATAATTGACGAACCGTCAATACACGTCCCATTATATATTATTACTACCGCTAAGAAAAGAGATAGTGCTGAATGGGAAAAAGAGTTAGCTTATTTCTTATTAAATACTGAAGATCGCGTGGTGGCAAGTGTAACAATCGATTCGTGGAATAATATAGAAAAATATAAATCAGTAAATAACGCATTTTTTATTTTCGATGAGCAACGAGTTCCTGGTAAGGGAGCTTGGGCTCGTAACTTTATAAAAATTGCAAAGAAGAATCGTTGGATATTATTGACAGCTACACCGGGTGATACGTGGATGGACTATATTCCAATTTTTATAGCCAATGGATATTATAAGAATCGTAGTGAATTTATTCACAAACACGTTGTGTACAAGACATACGCTAAGTTCCCAATAATCGATCATTTTACGAATGTAGATGATTTATATTATCTAAAGCGAAAAGTATGTGTTCCAATGTACATGGCAAAGAAAACAATACCCGTAGATTCATATTTAAACGTTGACTACGATGCAGACAAATATAAAACTTGCGTCATTAAACGATGGGATATAGAACGAGATGAGCCGCTGACAAACATATCAAGAACCTTGTACTTAGCTCGCAAAATAATAAACAGTGATGTTGACCGAATATTGGCGGTTGAAAGTGTGCTAACAGAAACACCTAAATGCATAATATTTTATAATTTTGATTATGAATTAGAAATTCTTCGAACTATATGCGAGAATAAAAGCATTCCATATTCAGAATGGAATGGGCATAAACATGAGGACATATTAACTGGTGACAGATGGGTATATCTAGTTCAATATTCTGCTGGTGCCGAAGGATGGGAGTGCATAACAACAGATCACATTCTATTTTATTCGCAAACATATTCGTATAAGACACTTGCACAGGCAAAAGGACGAATAGATAGACTTAATACCCCATATGACAAATTATATTATATACATCTCGTTTCTTCAGCGCCTTTAGAACGAGCGATATTAAATTGTCTAAAGAAGAAAGAAAATTTTAATGAAGGGCGATATATGCGTCATGGAGATAGTGGAGGTTAACATGGAAAATAAAAAGCATAGAGGTAGGCCAATAAACCATAAAAAAGTTCGTGTTATAGAGACAGGCAATATTTACAAATCTTATGCCGATGCGGCAAAAGCAATACAAGGGCATAAAGGTGATATATTACTTTGCTTACGTGGACATCGGAAACGACATAAAGGATATTCATTTGAATATGTGCAGGATGAAGATGAATAAGTTTCCCGAAAAAATCACGGACTATAATAGAGAGGGAGATACTGGCCTATTTTGGCGGTTTCTCCCTTTTTATTTTTTCATAAAAAGGGGCAATTTTTATGCTAGAAGGAACTTATCAATTTGAATTAAAAAAAAGAATTCAACGAACGCTTCCGGACGCCATTATAATAAAAACAGATGATATTCAGGGATTTCCAGATTTACTAATTTTATATAATTGTAAGTGGGCGGCGTTGGAAGTTAAAAGATCTAAAGATGCTCCGCACAGACCCAATCAAGATTATTGGGTTCGAAGGCTGGATGACATGTCATTCGCAGCTTTTATATATCCTGAGAATGAAGGGGAAATTTTAGATGAACTGGAACAGTCATTATGCTCTTGAAGGCAAGCATGCATTTTTGAGTGCATCTAATTGGCACTGGCTTAATTATACTCCAGATAAATTGCGAGAAGTATTTATTTCAGACAAAGCAAAAGAAATCGGTACAAAATATCATGAAATAGCAGCTAATGATATTCGGATGAGATTAAAACGTCCAAATAATAACCAGACATTCAACCGATATGTCAATGATGCTATTAAACTTAGAATGCAAGCAGAACAAAAATTAGTATATGATAAATTTGCATTTGGTACAGCTGACGCTATTTCTTTTGACGGAAAAACTTTGCGTATATTTGATCTAAAAACTGGAAAGAAACCAGCGCATATGGAACAGCTTCAAATTTATGCCGCTCTATTTTGTTTAGAGTATAATCGAGATCCTTATGATATGGACTACGACCTAAGAATTTATCAGAATGATGATATAATTTATGGTGAGATATATCCTGAAGATATTAAAGATATCATGATAAAAATAAAAGAATTTTGCACTATATTGGATGAAATGGACGGTGAGATCGAATGAATATGTTTGATGAATTTGATGAATTTGATGAAGATTCATTAGCACATTATGGTACTCCGAGACATTCAGGTCGATATCCTTGGGGCTCTGGCAAAAACCCACAACATTCTAAACACTGGGGACAAAGAGAAAGAGATGCCATGAAATCTGGTGACAGTATTAAAGATAGAGCTGAAGCTAACGGAATTACAGTTAGAGAATACAAAGCTTTGCGTACTGCTATGAAAAATGATCAATGGAATCGTGACTCAAGCATGGCGGTAAAACTTCGCGATAAAGGTATGTCTTTAACTGCTATATCTGAACGTATGGGTGTACCAATTTCAACCGTAGAATCATATTTGGATCCAGTTAGGCAAGAACGTTTCAAAAAATTACAAGGTACTGAAGATGCATTAAAGCGAGCAGTTAAGGAAAAAGGCTATATCGACGTGTCGGCGGGCGTTGAACACCAGCTTGGCGTTACCAAGAATAGGCTTGAGAACACTGTTGATATTTTGGAAATGGAAGGATATAAAGTTCAAAATATCAAGGTTCCACAACTTGGCACAAAGCAATTAACTACCGTTCGTGTTTTAGCAGCTCCTGGAACATCATCTAAAGATATTTGGGATAACAGATTCAATGTCCATATGGTCGATGAAACTAGCACAGACGGAGGCAAAACATATGAAAAGCGTCCAATTAAAAATATTGATTCTAAAAGAATTGCTATTTGTTATGCAGAAGAAGGCGGTATAGATAAGGATGGCGTCATAGAGTTAAGACGAGGGGTTAAAGATTTAGACCTTGGAAATTCTCGATATGCACAGGTTCGTATAGCGGTCGATGGAACCCATTATTTAAAGGGCATGGCTATATATGCCGATGATTTGCCCGATGGAATTGATATTAGGTTTAATACCAATAAACACAAAGGCACTCCAAAAATGGATGTTATGAAAAAACAGGAAAATGACCCGGACAATCCTTTCAAAGCAGCATTAAAAGAGGGACCGGAGGGTAGAAGAGGATATTTGAATATTGTTAGAGAAGAAGGGGATTGGAAAGAGTGGTCTAGCACACTTGCTTCTCAGTTTTTATCTAAGCAAGAAGTAAGTTTGGCTAAAAAGCAATTGGATATATCTTTAAAATCTAAACAAGACGAATTTGATGATATAATGAATTTGACTAATCCTCTTGTTAAAAAACAATTTTTGCAGTCTTTTGCAGATGATTGTGACTCAGCCGCAGTACATTTAAAGGCTGCAGCATTGCCAAGACAAACGACAAATGTTATATTACCCTTACCTTCATTGAAAAAGAACGAAATCTATGCTCCGAATTATCAGAATGGAGAAGAAGTAGTTTTAGTTCGATATCCGCATGGAGGTATTTTTGAAATCCCAAGGCTTATTGTAAATAATAATAATAAAGACGGAAAAAGACTTTTCCAGAATGCGAAAGATGCAGTTGGTATACATCCAACAGCGGCAGCACAGTTATCGGGCGCGGATTTTGATGGAGATACGGCATTAGTAATTCCAACAAAAGGTTTGAAAATAAAAACTAAAGAATATTTTGAAGGTCTTAAAAATTTTGATCCTAAAGAAGCATA